TATGAACAGAGATAATATGGTATTTTCAGAGTACAGATTTCCGTTCAACCCAGCTAGTGTAAAGTTAAATAGCACCAGCAATGATCTAGATCAACCGGTGAAGGTTGATATGTCATTGTCATTATCATGTACAGGTGAAGCATGTTGTCCTGCTGGGAATGCATTCGGTACTGTGTGGGACGCCACAAATAAACAATGTGTTACCCCGTCATATAAAGATAGTCAGTCAGAACCCTTTGTTGGAGAAAGATGTTTAAAAAATTCTTTCTGTAAATCCGATTTCAATGTGAATTTATTTAATAATAATAATAATACGGTTGATGGCTACAGTGAAAACAATAATAATTATGCCAAGTTTTAAATATTTTGGTATATTAGTATAGTAGTAGATGGTAGATACAGGTAAAAATAATAGCAATTGCGTAACAGCCGATAATTTAGCAAGCATGATAAATATTGATAAATTCAATAAAATGATAGACAATACGTCTAACGTAGCTAATAACTTTTTAACTTCTTATATTCAATCTCAAAATGAAATTCCGGTAAAAACGGTCGATTTAAATTTAGAACGATATACACAGACTGCCTCAAATAAGCAACGTGAAATGATAGAAAAGCACGAAAAGATGATGGCCGAATTATACAAAATATATGGGCTATATGAAACACAGCTACAAAGTGCAAAAAATACAGAAGATTTGTATAATATGTTAACAAAACAAAATAATAAGCTAACTAAGGATGTAGAAGGGGATATTCATACTATTGAAATATCCGATAGAAAAACGTATTATGAAACTGAGCAAAACGGATATGCTGGTTGGTGGTCTGACTTTCTCAGTAATAGCTATAAATATGTAATAATCATACTGATTTTACTAGTGTTCATGAAAAGAAGATTTCGCGAGGTGAAATTATGGAGTACAATTATTGCGTTAGCACTCTATCCAATATTGGCGTATTACCTAATAGAACTTTTGCTTCTATTTTACAAGTTGATAATAAGTAATACCAAACTAACTTATTTACATTTATAGCTGAAATAAATAAAATTGATATGATATTGAGGGAATATAATATATGATATAAAACTATACTTGTACGTGTACTTGTACTTGTAATTGTAAGCATAATCAGATGTTGAGCGTTGGAGTTATCGTACTAATGACCTGGATCGTTATAATAGCATACGTTATATATATTGTAAAGTTTCGTAACTAATTGTAGTAAACAAAATAAACAAACAATAAAAAATAAACAAACTACGATTTATTTTTTATTTCATGAAGTGTAGCATATGTTATAATATACTATACTACACTACATATACAGGCGATATTTTATTTATAATTACTCGTCTTCATCATAGACTTCATCAACTACTGGGTCATAATCATCATAAATAATGCTTATGTTATTCCATACACCTCTTTGTTTCCGTCCATATTTTTTATTCATATATTCAAATAATTCTCTACCCTTGGGAACATTCTTACCATGATGTAGTTGAAACCATACCTTGAATACCTCATATAAACTGGTTTCCTTGATTTTACCACCAGGTATCTTTTTAATTTTATCTGATACAAATTCACTATAATAGTCTTGGGTATTTCTATAATTAGAACTACTTGCCTTTACAGCATCACATATGTTAACAAGACCTCCTGTTTCGTATGCCTTTTCTACAAGCATGGAAATAAACACTGGCGCCCACGCTGAAAATTTATCACCCAACTTCTTATCTAATTCAAACTGATGCTCACGCTCATCATCAAAATCTTCTCTTTTACAAAACTTGGACTTGAATTCACATACACACAGTCTTCTCCAAGTTCCCTCGTCGTTACTATTAACGTCCAATAGTGTATTGGTACAAACAACCAGTTTAAATTGAGGAATAAACGTTATGCTATCTTTGAACAAAGCACGACCTTGTAAAGGGTCACCACCCGTAATTTCCTTCATAATACCTTCATTCAATCGGTCTCCTTTACTTGGTTCTTGCATAACAGCATATCTACATCCTTTTAATTGAACGATTTCAGATGACGTTCCACCAATTGAATTACGCTTAGAAGCAATAAGAGTTATAGGAACAGTTACTTTATAATTACCCAAACACAATGTCATTAATTCTACCAATTTTGATTTACCGTTACTTCCATTTCCGTTATATATATTAAACGTTTGGTCATTATTTTCTCCAATTAAGGTGGATGCCAAATGTTGCCACATATAATCTCGCAATTCAAAATCCGGAAATAACTTCACCATAAAGTCATTGATTTCGCTTATCACGCCTTTATTCTTAATTACATCCAATTTCGTATAACTGATGTTTGTGGATTTTGATAAATAATCATCGGGGTTTCCTTTGCGGAATGTCTTTGTTTCAAAATCGATAACGCCGTTATTAAAACACAATAATTTAGGGTTGGCATCAACCTTGTCGATAAATGTACTGTCATAAAATATTTCCTTCGCCTCGCGCATAATATTGTCCTTGACTCCACGCTGTTTTAAACTTTTAGCGATTTCACTAATATTTTTTTGCTGCTTTACTATTGTTTGATACTTTTCACTAGAAGGGTCAATTGAACCACTATTTTTTTGTTCCATCAATGAATTCACCCGTATAAAGTAAATATTAAACAACTCTCTGGAAATTGACATGCGCAAGTTCGTACCTCCTTCGTTTTCTTCCCATCGATGATTTGTATACGCATACCATATATCCTTTTTAATAGATACACATGTAAAATCATGTTTGAACATTTGATACAACACCATCGCAAAATCGAAATCGGTCGGAGTATCAATTGTCTTACCTACAAAATAATCAATCGTTTCCTCACGCACTTCCTTATATTTTATGTAATTATCGTGTTTTGCCCAATACATAATAGAACGAAATGTTAACCCGTCATCGTTCGATTTATCAAAACGACACCACATGTCATAGTATTCTGGTATCTTATCAAACTCGAATTTACTAGACTGAGCACTAAAAGCCATCCAAGTAATAAATAAGCTTTCATGTGTATTTTTAAGTGCCCATCCAACTCGGATCCACTTATCATAAGGATTATAGAAATTTTCGGTGAGACATTGCGTATATTGGTGTGTTTCTTTGATATAATAGTCCTTTGGATCGGTCTCTTCTAAGAAACGTTCGACAGCATCATTGAGTATGTCATGGTTTGTAATATCATTTATATCAAAACTCTTGTTTCTATCAATAATCTTGAGCTTATTCCTCGGTTTGTTTTTTTTCGTATTTTTAACGAGTTCATATTCATCCCTCATACTATCCAACATGTCATATTCTTTATGTTGAAGATATTGCGCGGTCAATAAGGGAAAATTATTCTTTAAGTCGAATTTTTTAACATCTTGAATATCCAGACACCAATCACAATGGTCATCCAATTCTAACAAATAATGATGTTTAAGCATATAGCTTTCATTACCTGGTTTTCTAGATCCATATAATTGCCAATTCGTTGTGCCTTTTGTAATACCTTCATCAAGGACTTCATCCCATGAATTTTGTAGAGGTAAATCAGACCAGACTTCGCGAATTTTTGTCACGATACGATTACGTAAAATTATTTGTAATGTTCTATCCATATGAATACCAATAATCATATGAATACCATCCTTGGTAATATTATCTAACATATTCACGTTTTCCTTTTCGAATACAAATACAGGGACTACACTGTTAATTGGTATATTTAACATATCTTTTATTTCTTGAAAATATAACTCAATCATATTATTAATATGTGTTTCAGTGTGTTGTTTATTTTCAATAGATGTGTCGTAACGGAAATCAAAATCAATCATAACAGGACCTTTATCTAGATGCTGTTTTTCCGTAAGAAACTCAAACTTACCATCTTGAAATACATGTTTTATATATTTTGTATAAAATTCAGTCAAATCAGAGATTGTATACGACCCACCCTTTATAGATAAAGCATTATCACCTATACGTGTGTGTGTATATCCTTCTCCTTTCTGTGAATAACACGAATTTAAATACGAATCAAACGATTGTTTCATTTTAGACATTTTATTGATATATATAAACATATTATTTTTAGGTCAATTTTTTATAATTTATCCCTTTAAATTCGAAAATGAATTAACCCTGTTTAAATAATAAAAATTAGGGGGATAAATTATCAACATCATTTACTAAAATATAGATATGTATGAATATATGAATTAGTATACATTTCAAACTAATTCATATACATATATAATGAAATATTGTAGTGTATGGTATGTAGTGTATCTACTGTTGTGTAGACATTGTAGACTATATATTTTAGATATTTAATAAAACATACATAAAACGTTTCTATGTATAATAGTAATAGTAATATGTCTTCAAATGAAAATACAGATAATAATAAAGATGAATATAATAATCCAAAAGCAGTAGGTGAACCAAAAGCAGAGAATACAATCGTTCTTTCAAAGGAGACAACAAAGCGTCTTTTGAAAGACGTGAGAGAGTTGATAAAACATCCATTGGATAGCGATGGGATATATTATAAGCACGACGAAAGCAATATATTAAAAGGATATGTTTATATTTGTGGACCGAAAGACAGCCAATATTTCGGTGGAAATTATTTTTTCGAAATTACTTTTCCATATGATTATCCACACAAGCCACCCAAGGTAGAATTTAAAACGAATGATGGCATTACGCGGTTTCATCCCAATATGTATAGGTCTGGTAAAATATGTTTGTCTATTTTAAATACATGGAAAGGCGACCAATGGACTGGATGCCAAAGTATACGAACTATTTTACTAACAATTGTAAGTATAATGGACAATATGCCATTATTACATGAACCTGGATTTACCGCAATTCATCCGGATGTTACAAAATACAATAAAATAATCTATTTTAAGAATTTTGATTTTTCTGTAAATAACATTTTATTAAAGGATTCCGGATGGAATATTGCGCCGTTTAATGACATATTTGAAAAAGAAATAACAATACAATTTACAAAAAACAGAGCCGACATTTTAACCATTTTAGAAGAGAAGCGTACACTACCAACAGAGGTTGTAAATACAGGCATTTATAGTTTATCTATACCCATAAATTGGGAAAATACATACAATAAATTCTTACAAATAAAAGTATAGCCATATCCGATTGTATTTAATATAAAATTGAAACGAAATAAATAATAATATATATATTATTCAAGAAGAAGATGCACTTTTGCGATAAATGCGACAACATGTATTATATTAGAATTTCATCGGAAGATGAAAATGTGTTGATATATTATTGTAGAAACTGTGGCCACGAAGATACAGAATTAACAAAGAATAATATATGTGTATCAAAAACCCAATTAAAAAAGAGCGAACAAAAATACAATCATATTATTAATGAGTACACCAAGTTAGATCCGACATTACCTAGAATTAATACAATTAAATGTCCCAATAGTGATTGTGCTAGTAATAAAGATAAAGACGGTGAAAATAGAGAAGTTATTTACATTAGATACAACGATTTGAATAAGCTATACGTTTATTTGTGTGCCAAGTGCGATACAATATGGAATACTGAACAGAAGTAAATTAATTTAATCATATCGGATAATAGACGTTATCAAAACGAAATGAATATGATTATGTAATTGTATTTGATGGATATACGAATACAATTTTAATAAAATCAAATAAAAGAAAAGAAAATAGTTATTGTATTCTTTTATTTTTTAAATAAAATTGATGTTATTTAAAAGTAAAAATAATATATTATTATAAGAATGAGTGATTTAGAACAATCAAATATGGAATTTATCGGCGACGATGAAGGGTCAGATGATGAGGTGATGAATGAAACTAGTTTGCCTACATTTCCAATTATAATTAATACTAACACGAGCAATAAAAAGAATGAGATTATTAAACAGGTCGATGGAATTTATAATGAAGAGGAATTATCTGAAGTAGACGATGATGCTGACGAGGACGCAGGTGAGGATGATGATGTGATAGCGACTACTCAAAATGATGAGGATGATGATGATGATGATGCGGTTGAAAGTGTTGTAAATTCCGACAATGAAGATGACGATATTAGCATTGATGAAGAAACGGGTATTATTGATAAAAAAACGAAACCAGTTGTTTCTAAAAAGACGACATCAAAATATGTAGAAGAGTTGCCCACGACCAAATTGGATATACCCATATCATTTGAAAAGAATGACTCTGATTATGAATCTGATGAAGACGAAGAAGAAGACGATGATTATTTACAAAAGTTCGACAAGGAGACGAGAGAAAACTATATATTAGAACAGCACCCTGAATCGATTAATCATAATTATGATGAAATATATAATTTAGCAAAGGTTCAACGAAACAAAGACAACATAATTGTAGATAGTCTACACAAAACCATACCTCTTTTGACAAAATACGAGAAAACAAGAATTCTTGGACAACGAGCAAAGCAACTGAATAATGGGGGAAAACCATTAGTAAAATTATCGATTCCATTGATAGACGGTTACTTAATTGCGCTTAAGGAATTAGAAGAGAAAATGATTCCGGTTATTATTCGTAGACCTTTACCAAATGGAGCATCTGAATACTGGCATCTCAAAGATTTGGAAATTTTATGATTCGTCTAGTTACTATTAGATGAGATGATATCACATGTTATTTACTAAAGGTTACAAATAAAAATAAAAATAATTCAATCTTGTTATTTTTATTTTATTTTTATTTTATTTTTATGATTGTTCATTACATATTGCGCTATTATTACTAGAAATATTATTTATCGTTCCGCATAAGTAATTAAGAGGGTGTTTCATATTATCATAAACGCTCTCAACAAAATCGATATGAGAACTCATTTTCTTACATTCACTAAATACTTCTTCATGTAATTTATTGTTATTACAAATTACATCTAGTTTGTCATTCATTTTTTCTATTTTGTCGTTCATATTATCTATTTTTTCATCTAGTATAAGTAACAGCTTCTTTAATTCAGTTATGCCATCTAAACAGATTGACATTTATACATACTGAACAAAAATAATAGCGTCATTTGAACGATTACGCCTGAAGTACCATCATGATATAAGCTTTTATACAATCCTAACGGTTCATAATAATATTTCTCTAAATGTGGAAATAACTTACTTGCCTTCATTATAAATCCGTAAAGAGCACTTGCTATAAATGTCCATATCATAAACTGAATTATATATTTTAATGAACTATTGCGAGTAGGAAATGTCATAAAATACAATATAACTGTTTGGGTAGTGGCACCAACAAACCCAGCAATCAGTGCCGCCGCTAGTAGAGTATGTTTCATAAAATAAGGTTGTAAATACCGTATAAACGGGAAAAAATTACTCACACTTGGTATAGGATTATATAATGACAGTGTTCTAAGTATCACATCCCACAATGCCGTTATTATAAAGGTGAAAATGACTATTCTATATATATTATACTTATCGTTACACAACATATTGATATATATTTTATTTTATTTTATTTTATTTTATTTTGAATTGGGTTGAATTGTTTTCCTCATACTACTCTAACATTTCCACCGGTTACCACAATCTAAACAATTTACAAATGTCGTCATGGGTTCATCTGCTGAACGCGTTTGAAGCTGATAATAAGTACACTTTTTTGATTTACATTTCCAACACTTGAAATCATCTGTAGATGCCTCCAATTTTGGCTCATATTTATTCTCGTCTCTAATCTTTTTTTCTTGGATTAATTCATCCCACTTATCAGGTCTCATCTCAGGATGTGTCATAAATGCCAGAGTATGTGCTTTTATTGTCTTATTCTTCATCGACTCTTTGATTCGGTCGTCTTTTAAATTAACGTATATGGTCCTTAGTCTATCCAAATAAATTTTTACAAAATAGCTATTGTCCCATTTTTTTACTACGTTTAATTTGTCGGCGTGTTCTAATGAATAATTAAATATACCCTTTTCTAAATTAGAACATACTGTTTCATCTTCTAATATATCTTTTAGTTTTGCCACAACGTTTGTTCGAAATTCTTCAGAATCGTTAATTACACGCATAATTATAGCTGTATTATTACTATCTTTATAGTAATAATTCTTTAATCAATTTTTATATTTATTATATTCTGATATATTCTAATAATACAGTGTCCTAGTTTTCATCGCTATAACTATATTCCTCAAACTCTAATTCTAATTCAGAAGAAGTATCATCCCATTCATCTTCCTCAACACTAACATCACTACAACCACTTGTCGTTTTACCATCAATAACATTATCATCTACTACAAAACCGTCCTTCAAGTATCCAGACTTTGTTTTCATTTCTGCGGGAATATTTTCTAGCTCGTCTTCCTCTTCTTCATCTTCTTTAGCAGTATCTGCCAAGTTTTCAAACCCACCAAACAAATCCTCGTAGAATTTTTCCCAGTGTTCTATCGATAAGTCTACCAATTTATTATCTACATCATAAGCAACAAGACAACAACAACCAAAATATAGTATACTGTCTACAGGTGGAGGAAAATCATACTTGTTTTCAGTATTTGCCTTTCCGGCATCTCTCGCATACAATGAAACCTTGTTGAATGTATTCAACTGCTTTTTTGTTGTCCACGAATGTCTCAATTCAAAACCATCAATCTTCTTGAATTTACATTTTTTATATAATTCGTCGCCGGTATCGTTTGCATATTTACAACTTTTCAGTTCGCCCGTCTTTTCCACCAATACGATAGTAACCATGATTAATAATAGTTATATAATAGGTTTAAATGGTTTATGCTAATATATAAATAATGCTAATCTATACTGTAGACGAAAAACACAACTTAAATACTGGTGCCATTGACACGACTAATATACAAGACTATTTTCAAACTAAATACGATGTTTTACACTTTGTTACGAACGAAGGTATTTTTGAAATAATCAATAATAAAATGTACAAAGTAAAGGTAAATAATACTCGCGAAACATACCAACTTGACGACAAGACATGTTTTTCTATTCAGCCAGAAGATAACTTTCGTTCAGAAATATTCTATATACCAATAAATTACAAGTATGTTAAAAATGTATTGAAAAAATATAAACTTTCACCGGATAGTTTATTAACTTTAGTATTAGTAAATAATAAACAAATATATTTTGAAACGCTTGAAAATGAGATTACAAATTCAATTAAAGAAGATTTGATTACGTTTTTATCGTTAGTAAAACTTTATACATAATATATAATATGCTTCCATGGATTATTCAAATGAGTATCATATCATTAATATTAATTATACTGGTTCATTATCTATTTACATTCTTTAAAACAAATTTAACTATACCGAAAGTAAAGGATTTAGTAAATAAACCCATGAAACAATATGAAATATTGTTCGACACTATGAAAGAAACGACCATTAAACCGGTGGAGCCAACGATAGAGGATACATCTAATATGAAAAACGAATTGAAAACCTATCTGAAAGAATTAAACTCCAGCAAAAAACTTCTTTCCAATAACAATAATAACAATAGTAACAATTATATCCCATCTACAGGACCGTTACATACAAATGAACTCGGTGGAATGATGACTGGAGAAAATGTAATGGGACTATCCGGTTCAATGTCATCTAGTAGTTACTCGACGTTTTGATTATTGAAAATGATATAAAGGTATCATAGTGAATAATCATATAAGATGAGATTATCAAGCAATGATAAAAACGAGTTATTAAAACGATTACCTGATTTAAAACTTTCTTATGAAAATATCCATAAGAAAGTTTGTAGCGACATGTATTTTGTAATTCCAAAAGGAAGGAAGCATTTGGTATGGTTTACCTATTTTGAAGATAAAAAGGTGTGTGTGTTTATACAAATTAACCCGGGTGTACAAAAATCAATTACTGACTTATTTGTCGTCCCCCAAATATTCGAAAAAAAACTAGTTCTTGGAACCATATTTTACGGCACTTTATTTACAATGAATAGTCAAAACTTCTTTTCGCTTGAAAATATACACTATTATCGAGGAAAAAATATTGAGTTGAATAATGAACAATCCAAATTATCATTGATTCAAAACATTTTTGACAACGAACTGAAACATGCTATAGTTACAAAAAGTGGTATATGTATAGGATTACCTATTATTGAAACCAGTTTTGAAAATGCGATATCTTGTGCCAAACAATTACCATATGAAATATATTCCATCCAGCAACGAAATTTTCATGACAACAAGTGTTTATACAATTCAACAGTCTATAAAGTTTCTACTACACCGGATGACAATCATAAAATATTTTTAGTAAAACCTGACTTACAGAATGATGTCTATCATTTATATGTAAAGAACCATCAGAATAGTTTAGAAAAATATGCTATTGCTGCCATACCTGATTACAAAACCAGTATTATGATGAATAAGATATTTAGAACGATTAAAGAAAATGATAATTTAGACGCATTGGAGGAGAGCGATGATGAAGACGAATTTGAAAATGTTCGCGAAGATAAATTTGTAAAATTAGACAAGAGTGTAATAATGGAGTGTGTGTTTCAGAGAAAAACAAACACGTTTCTTCCTTTAAAAATAGTTGAAGATGGGATTATTACGACAAAATCGTCTGTCGAAGCATCTATACAACGTTTAGAACAACCAACTATGCGTAAAAATATTCCTCCTCTAACCAGAAACCAACCATTGTATAATAATAGTAATCAACTTGGACCTAGACAGTCATATAACCATCCTAATCAACAGAATCAAACAAATCAGTCACTGTCGTATTCAAATAATCATCATAATCATCGTGGGAAAAGACAAACTTATAATCCACATAGTCAAAATAATCATTATAGACAATCATTTAATCAATAAATCTTTTTATCACACTTATATATATATACATGTCTCTGGTTCAGTCAGCCGGATTAGTTAATTCGCAAAATGCCCATTTTTCAAACCCCGGCTTTTCAAGCAGGGTTGGTGCTGTAAGTGGTTGTAGTGGAACCGATAGTGCTTTAGCATTACAACAAAAAGGACTATATCAAGTAGTCAAGACGGGTGGAAAAAGAAACAAGAGAAAGAGTAGAAGAATGAAGGGTGGCAATGGATACGGGTTTTCTCAAAATCAATTGTTATCATCTACATCCGGTGTGAATTCCAATGGCTCCGTTCATATTGCGGGTATCACCAAATACGAAAATAATGGCATAAATTCGGATACTAATATGAACGCATCTAAGCAATCTGGACAAGCTGGTGGAAGTAATGTTTCTGGATATTCATATGGTACAGGTGGATATCCTTATTATTCTTATAAACCATCAGAAGGAGAGAATTTATCTGTTTTTGCTGGCTCTGGCTACCCTCCTATTTCTAGAGGATTAAATAGTCAGTGCGGTGGTAAAAAAAGAAGGAGTTTAAAGAAAAGGAAATCCTCCAAGAAAAGAGGAGGCTCCAAGAAAGTAGCGCGTAGTAAAAATAGAAGAAGCGGTTCCAAACAAAAGGCAACAAAAAAAAGAAAACCATTGCGAAAACAAAAACAAAGGCAAAGAGGAGGATACAGTCAATACATGTCTAATGTAGCACACGCTCACAGTTATTCTACAGGCGCGCCTCCAGCGTTGACTGCTAGCGACTCTGCTTTAGCTAATCCGACACCATATACACCGAGCAATGATTGCTTGAATACATGGAAGCATTTGGGTGACTCCGCACCCTACAATATAGTTTACAAGTAAATATTCAATCAATGTAAAAAATAGTTAATCGGTTGTTTATTTTGTTATTATCACTGTTAGGTGTAAGTAATTACTGTATATTTACGTGACTATAAGCTAATTAAACAAACACCTTTTAGCGGTTCCTCCGTTTTCTTTATTTTTTTTAAACTCTCTACACTTTTATCAGGGTCATATGTTGTTTGCCATTGATTTTTGATATAACTATGATTGTCACACGATATAATGTTATATTTTTGTTTCATATAATATTGTCTTCGCTTATGCCATTGTTTTTCAAATATGTCATTATTGTCAATAATGTCTATTACTAGGGGGGATGTATGTTTTGTTCTTAAAATTCTACCAACCGATTGACACACATCGGTCTTCGGACTAGCCATAATCAACGTAGTTAATGTTTTGATATCCAACCCTTCTGATGCCATAGCATAAGTCGCTATAATCACCTTTTTCCCCTCACTTATTTTTAAATCAGCTTCTTTCATCCCACCAATATAGTACCCCACAGTAGCTATGCTACGATGTTCAATTGCGTTGTGTAAATAGGTAATTAATGACTTGTTATGCGCTAAAATCATTATTTGTTGTTCTGGATTTTGTTTCAATTCCGTTTCCAATACTTTTAAAATAAATTCCGAGCGATGATTATAATTACACAACCTGGAAATCATCGTGCTGTATAATGGATTTCCGCGATAATCATATTTTATCTCATTAAACTCATCGTCATCTACTTTATAGTGAATTGCCTTTACGATAACTTTATGTTCAGTTGTATCTGTTTTTTCTTTATGAATAATATCACCTAGAAACATTTTAAATACTTTTGTTAATCCGTCTTTCCTCTGCATTGTTCCAGACAAGCCAAGTGTGTAATTTGTAATCGTTTTCATCATACAACGACTGAATACTTCCGCACCCAAATGGTGTGTTTCGTCATAGATGGAAAGACCGAAACTATCAAATAAGTCGTCAGGATAGTCTTTTTGCGAAAGTGACTGTAACATCCCAATGACAATATCCTTATCCTCTATATCTATGATTTGACCTTGAATTTTTCCCACTCTAGCAGTGGGTAAGAATTGCTGAATTCTCTCTATCCATTGGTTCAAAAGAAACGACTTGTGAACAATGACAAGTGTCTTCTTTTTTAATTTAGATATAATATATAGTCCCATTACTGTTTTACCTTTCCCGGGGTCGACGTCTAACAACCCGCCACCACTATCCTTTACAAAATTAACATATTTGTTTACAATATTTATTTGGTATTCTCTTAGATCTCCCTTGAACTCAACGTCTATATCGTCACCCAAAGACAACTTGTTTTCTTTAAAATCGCCAAAATTGTCCTGTCCAAAATATCGCGGAACGTAAAATTTATTTGGCGACTCTCTGTAAATAGAGAAGGCTTCTGGTTGAACAGGTGATTTAGGAATATAGGCCTTGACAGTTAATTCGTCACGAATAAATAATTGCTCTTTCGCACTCAAATTGGATTTTAAAATGGAATAACCTTTTTTTCCCAAGTAGCTCATACGATACGACTATTCTTGTATATGTATATTAATTGTATTTAACATGATTACAATTATTCAATTTTACCATAAAATAACAATTATCAAATCTCAAATCTCAAATCTCAAATATCAAATATCGTGTTATTTAAATATTTAGAAAATGGTATTGAAAAAATAAAAAATATAATAATATGATATATGGAATCTTACGAAAATTTGTTCAAGAAGAGTAATTATCATCACCTCGTTTTACTGACTGTTTTAATTTTATATGTCGTATTAAATGTTCCGACACCACCTATGTTGGCTAATTTAATAGACAATATTTACGGTAATATTGTTGTTATTTTGGCAGCGTTTTATTTGTTTGCGTATTCTCATTCTATTGTTGGCGTAGTTGGATTATTCGCAGCATATGAATTAATTCGCCGTTCCAGTCACTCTACCGGTAGTCTTGCGATTGAGAGATATTTGCCGAGTGAAACTAAAAAAAGCGGACATTTTACTGCTTTCAATCAGTTTCCGGTAACGTTAGAGGAAGAAGTTGTTAAACAAATGGCTCCTTTAGTAGAAACAGCCGGACCTAGTAATCTCAATTACAAACCATCGAGTGACGATACACATGATGCTATGGATATTCAAGACACAACATCTATTATGTAGTCAATAATACATTTTTGTAATTTGTAATTTGTAATTTGTAAGTTTTTTGTAAATAACACCATTATTTACAAAAAGTCATTCTAAACTATATACAGCAAATTATTATTCCTTCCTCAGTTTTTTAAATATATATTTTCCGCCATAAACAATACCAGATGCGACTATTATTCCTATAATTACGTACAAAAATGGTTCTATTTGTTCCATGGTGATAGATGGTCCCATTGTGCTGGTATCCGTATTCGTACCTCCAGGGCCTTCTTGAACAAGCAATTCACCTTCTTCGTTTACAGGCTGGCAATCGATATAAATATTATCGTCATTATTAGATGAATTTGCTCCATTTTTATTGTAAAACACACTATTTGTCTTGATAGTAATATTCTCACTTGCGGTCACTGTTTTTTTAAAATTATTTAATATCTTCGCGTCGATGTTTAGCGCATTGTCTAAACTATATACAACGTATTGATAGGAACCGTTACATGGATTATATGGTAATGTGCCATTATAAGAAAACAAACCTTTGTTAGAAGGTATAAAATGATCTAACGAAAAATTACCGATAGACACGGTTGCCGTCTCTTTATTGTTTGGAGTTCTTAGTGCGGCTTCAGCTAATAAAGCGGATAATTGAGAAGAACCTTTGTCTGTCTTTCCACCAACAACAAATGGAATAGATACAATTAAATTTTTTCCGGGTCCGCCGTGAAGAATCATTATCTCGCCGTCGGCGTTTGTTGAATTGTTATATGTGTGTAAGGAAGGATGATATATTCTAATTCCATTTACATTGTAATTTTCGCCATTATATTTTACGGGGTTTGATTTTCCAGAATAATTTAAAGATAAGTAATTGCTGTGATTGGTGATATTAGGAGAATATACACCATACTTATAGTTATAATCACATTTTAAAACACATGGTCCACTAATATTATTCATAGATATGTTTACTGGAGCTGTTGCGTTTTTACATGTTTCATTAATTGGCGATGACATATTAATATAACTTTATAAAATAAATACGAAATAAATACTTTTCTTAAAGTATTATATACATGAAACTTTCTAAAAATAGATTAAACAAAATAAAATTAAAACGGAATGCTTCAAGAAAAAAATATAATTTAAGAAGAAAAAAAGGCGCACATGAGAACACGAATAAAAAAAATAGACGCAATCCGCATCTTAAGAGTAAAACGTTGAAAATATATCGTAAACTCGTGGGAGGGAAGGATGATGAAAACAAAACGAGTGTGGCAAATGAAATACGTGTAGCAACTGATAAAAAGGATACGGGCGAGACTACACCTAAACCTAAAGTGGAGGTTGAAGCTAATACAAATGCTGAAGCTAATACTCAATCGTCACTCCATACAATCAGTGACAGTTTGAAACAATACGAATGTGATCCATCTAAAATAGATACGGATGTACCCAGTGATATTGAAGAGGCAGAGAGAAAATATCACAATATAGACTTATCACTATTATATTGCTCACAAGAAAATACAACCGCTATTTTGGAAAAATGGAGCCAATATATAGATGAATTTGAAAAAAAGTTTGGCAAATTTCCAGAAGAATTTACCATATTATCACAATGTAGAGATTTGTTCGTAGGTAACTTGAACTATAACCTAGTTCCAGATACAAAAGTATTGGCAGACAAAAAAATATTGGAATACATAGAATTAGAGAAGAAAGACCTAAATACAAACCAAGGAAAATGTCATAGTTCTATAGATGCAGCTCTAAAACTGTATATGACAAATCTAAACCAAAAATATCCAAGGATGGAAGAAACTAGTGAAAACCCAACAACAGAACAGTCCGAACAACAAAAATCATCCACAAGATGCGCATCTAAAGATATTGATATAGATACATTATTTACTGACGAAAATAAAAATAACACATGTAACGTTGATAATAAAAAAAAAATGTTGTTACAATTACATCCTGATAAAAATATAGGTTGTTCGGAAGACTCCACCTCTAAATTCCAGGCCTTTACTAACAAGTATAACGAACTATGTAATCAATCCGCTAAATCAGAACAGACGGGTGATGAGACCGGTGATAGTACTGACGGCAAAACCGAACCGACTGAGACAGAGACAGAGACAGAGACAGAGACAGAGACTGAGACAGAGACAGAGACAAATACTAATATTGAAGTCAATGTTAATGAAAATGATGTTAACAGCGAATTAAAACGTGTTAGTGTAGATATTGTTATTCCTAGAAATGCGGAAGTTATAGTTAGAAACTATGCCAATAACAATGCAAATGAAACACTAAATAACATTGCAACCAAGTAAAACTAGATAGTCGGTAGTAAAAACATAAAACATAAAATTGATTACTTTATAAAATTCAATATAAAGATAGCCCCTTATAATAAAAGTAATCAATTGACAATGGTGATATTCAATTATATATATAGATTGTATGCTTATATAAAAAACAAAGTTTGTATCCCATTTTATTCGGAAAAAGAGAATTATTATATTAGTAGTCCTGACTTATGTTACTTGAGTCAAGACGACGAATGCGATTTTAATGATGGTAATCGTGATGAAGAACATGAAGACGATACCGAAGATAATTTTGACGAAGAAGCTAGTTTAAACATACCAGCTAATAAACAATATTTGTACGTTAAAAGTAATTTACATGTATCTAAAACTAAACGTCTCCCCAAGTCTAGTAGTTATGTCAGTAAAAATTATTATTGCGGGTTTTGCTATGCACTAATAGAAACCCCCATATTTATGTATTCTGATAAAGTATTCTGTACAAGCATTTGTAGAAATAATCAGTTACACCAAGACAACCAACACCTAAATGTAGATAATAGATTGAAACATAGCCATAGTATGTAAATAAATACTCATATGTTTGGATTACGAATTACGTTTACTTATACAAATGGAAGATATCTCATAGTAGCATTGTCATATAAGGTCGCTTGAAACGTTGCGTTCAGGCCGTCTACATAAACCGTGTCTCCGTTAGATATTTCATCACATCCATATTCACTTGTACAGCTTTTTGATTTGAATGAAACTGGCAATTTTAACTGATTATTGCTGTCATTCATAGTATAGTACTGCCATTTATCACGACCAACGTACAACGGTCTACCCATTAAAGGTAACAACAGCTCTTGTCCGTTCATTCTTTTTAACAGTCCTACCTGTCTATAATTTGTATCTACTGCACGTGTATTTATATTAATAGGTATACCGCCTCGAACGTCATTTGACATTATAACACGTTCATCTTTAAGGGGGGGTGTATACGGATTTAATAATACATCGTTTTGAACATTTGAGAAGGAATAACTTGGTCTAGGAAATAGACCAAATAATGAGCCTAAATTTTGATTATTGCTTGACCCTACCGGTCTACTATAATCAGTTGTAGAGTTCTCTGCTATCCTCATATTGTTATTTTGTTTATTACTATATGGATATGATTGTCTTGTGTAAATAAAATAAATAAGTACCAATAGAGCAAGTATAACAAAGGTAAATGTAAAATTCTCAAAGCAGATTACACCTGGAGGACACTTTGACATTCTATTTATTATATATTATAACATGATAATAATATATAATTTTTTGAATACTTCATACAACCTAGTATAACAAACACGTGTTTTGTATTTTATTCTTTTTTCCCTGTAAATTTAGAAAGCATACCTCCAAGCCCTTCTAAACTACTTAAATCTAGTTTATTCATAAAAGACTCGGCTGTTTGTAAGAAAGGTTCCATACCCTTAATGTTGTCCATTAGATTCTTTTGTTGATCTAAAAGTGTTTTGGTTTGACTGGTTAAACCTTCAATACCTCCTTTACCAACTGTATTCTGAAGATTTTCATATGCCTTTTCCAGTGTTCCAGCATAATCTAACTTGTTCGGTTTTTTTGCTTTATTGGTAACATTTGTCATGCCCTCTGGTTCGACTTCTTTATCTTCCGCATCCGCATCTTTAGATGATGTCTTTTTATGCATATCTGCTTTCTTGTCAGCCTCTGGATCTTTTTTGTTTTTCTCGCTTCGTCGCGTCGACATACCTTCTACATATCTGCCTCTGGTAGAATTAAAAATAGATGTTGATACTATGGCAATTATAAGAACTACAATCATATTCTTACTAAAGTATGTTGATAGAAACCCAACGATTAAAAAGAAGGCGACTGCGTCTATATTTTGAACCAATAGATAACCCAATATATTTAATATTGCTACTACAAAAACTACATATAGAACATTTTTGTCGTTTAATAATTTATCCATTTTTGGCAAAGCTAGTTTCATTATTATATATAATAGACTAAGAAAAAGAAAAAGAGAAAGAGAAAGAGAAAGAGAAATGAAATATATACCATAAATCTTAAAACTTGAAACTTGAAAGTGTAAATGAAATAAAAATTGATTAATAAATATAGTTGTAAATAAACTATACACAATAACAACAATATGTCTAATTATAAATTGGCTATTCTAGAACCATATTTACCGCTAAAACACGGTATTTTGGATAAAAAGCACCATCATTTATATGGTCACTATTTGATATTGGATTCAATTCCACTAACTCAGTTTTACGAAAAAATAAATGTTATCAATAAAGATGTTAAAAATATAGGTAAGAATTACAGTAATTATTTGGATAAGCTTGAATCTGAAATGAATATCAAGGAGGTTCATCCGTTTATCAGAAATTACAAAGATATTATGCGAACTCCTTCCCAGCTTACAGTTCAAATTATTAAACCAAGCATCATTTCAATTGGTGAAAATGAATGGGACAAGTACTCTGTCGGTGTAAATAAAACACACTGGCTACGGGTTATCCAACGAAGATGGAGAGAAATTTATAGAAAAAGAATACAAAATAGAATGAACATAAATAACTTAAAATATAGAGAAATACATGGTAAATGGCCATCTGAGTGTAATATTAAATTTACATTGGGCATATAATACATACATATTACATGTCAAATAAATAGCGCAGCGGTTTCATTTATTTTCGGTTAGTTTTGTTTGTTGGTCTGTTCTGCTAAATTTAACGACGCTTATACCCCTTTTTTCTAGAGTTTTTTGTTCGTCTTCTACGACCCTTTTCTCTCTTTCTAGATTTACCATACGTATAACCTCCTGCTTGTCCGCTACTACCAGGACCAGGACCAGGGGCAGGAGGAGGAACAGCACCAGGAACAAACGCAGCAGCAGATGGGTTCATCCCTGTTCCAGCAGCAGAAGTTAATGCGTTAATATCGCCTTCTAAATTTTTAATAGATGTTTCTAATTTATCCATATTAACCAAAGCCTTTATGTTATTTTGAATGTTCTCAAGTGCTTGTTGTTGTTTTGCGTCTGAAGCCTTAATTACCTGATTCATTTCTGTAGTAGCAGTAGCCCCCTTGGAACGAATATTATCAATTTGATCTCTAATCTTGGCTATTTGTGCTTGCATACTGGTCAATGTTTTTGTTAATAATCCACGCTTAGTATCTAACGCAATGTTTTGCGTAACTATAAATTTAGACAATGAATCTAAATTAGCCATTTTATTTAACGTATCTTTATAGTCGTTGACCGGCGAAGCCATTATTATATACTATATTGATATAAAATATTGTATATAACATAAATATGTTTGGTACTACCATATATATATTTATAGTTTATTTATAGTGTATCAATATCATACAATACAATTCATTAGTTTGTCTTTATTACATTCGCAAGCGTTAGTCGAATTTTGCGCATATTTGCTAATATGTCATTTATTTGAATTGTAAAATTACTATCGTCGTTTTCGTTGAAATCTTCTAAATTATCAATGGATTGTTGTGCGTAGGCAATATTTGTAATAATTTCAACAATTTGTTTTTCTTGTTCATCCAATTGTCTATTTATTTTTTGTATTTTCTCTCTACTCTTGGTTGACGTATTCTCCATGCTCTCTATCCGATTTTGTTCGCGTTGTAGTAATTTACCAATCTCCTCTATTGTGATATCTTTTTGATTTCTACTCATCTATATGTGTATACCTATGCTTATAATATATAATATAATAATTTTGAATGCTTATGAATTTTCTAACACTGGTTCATTATGTTGTCTAAAAATATAATAAATGTATACATATAATACATATACACACATATAAGATGAATATATTTCAGTTTAGTCTATTACAATTATTACTACATATTGGTATTGTTTCCAGTAAACTATTGATTACCACTGATGAATCACTTAGTATACTCAAACAGAATATAGCAGACATGTACGTATTTGCTTACATATGGGAACCCGAAAGTTGTTATACCAATCCGTCTTGGTCCCAGTGTACTAGTCCTCAAACATTTTGGGAAACAAATTTTGTTATTCACGGACTATGGCCACAATACTCATCCGGTGGTTATCCGTCTACGTGTACAAATGAACCATTTGATAATAGTGTGGTTGAAGCGATTGGTATGGATACTATGAATCAATATTGGCCCAATGTCAAGTCAAACACGACTGCGTCAGATTATAATTCATTTTGGCAACATGAATGGACCAAACACGGTACATGTTCACCTCTTAATCAATATGAATATTTCAACACTTCAATCAACCTAAGTAAATCATTCGGTACACCACCTATAATCACTGTAAATGTAGGCAATACTATATCCGCCGAACAAATTCGCAATACATTTGGTGGCCCCAACATGGTTTCTCTTCAGTGTGAAAGTGGTAATTATTTAGCAGGTGTCTTTACATGTTGGTCCATGTCCTCTTCTAATGATGGCCTTCCTGATAAACAAATCGCGTGTCCGTCTGACGTTCTAGGTGAAGACAATTGTTCAAATGATACAATTGTAATTACATCATTTGCTTGATATATTTGATCAGTGTTTTACAAATTCTATTACACGTCAGCTTCGTAATCATTTCCTTCTTTTACTAAATCATCCAATTCTCCCTTCAGTATATTTATTTCTTTCATAATATCTCTCTGTTCATATTTAGATTCTTTTAGTTTGTTGTCTGTTAATCTTAATTCGCGTGTAATATTGTCGATATATTGATTTAACATTTGGAAAAAAACAACCTTTTTTTCTTTTTGCGAAATCAAATGTTCATGGTATCGGTCGTAATCTGCCACGACATCTTTAAGTAATTCATTTTCTTGAGAACTTTCTCTCAATTGACGCCTCTTGGCACATAACATTTTTTTTCTGTTTTCTAACTCCGATTTCATTTGAAATATTGTATGGTCTCTTATGGCTAAATTCATGTTTGCTTATTATTATACTATAATATAATACTATTTTTATTTTTTACTTACATAGTAAATTTATTTTTATTATTTTTTATAATGACCTCTACATAATGTAGATAATATATAGCAAATATCATATTATATAACATAATAGAATCAATATAAAAATCTATGTCTATAATATTTAGGATGTCGAAACCAGTGAATGAACCATTGCTACAAGAAGACGATAACCGCTATGTAATGTTTCCAATTCAAGACCAATCTATATGGCAAATGTATAAAAAGCAGGTGGATTGTTTTTGGAGAGCAGAAGAAATTGATTTGTCCAAGGATATGGCGCATTGGGAAGGCTTACAAAAAGAAGAAAAGTATTTTATTTCGATGATATTGGCCTTTTTTGCCGCATCTGATGGAATTGTATTGGAAAATTTGGCCGCGCGATTTATGGGCGAGGTTCAATTGTCAGAGGCACGCGCGTTTTATGGCTTTCAAATAGCCATGGAGAACGTGCATAGTGAAACTTATAGTTTACTCATCGATACCTACATTAAAGATAGAGAAGAAAAAACAATGTTATTTCATGCCATTCATAATTTTCCATGTATAAAGAAAAAGGCCGACTGGGCAATAAAATGGATTCAAGATAAACGAAGTTCTTTTGCGACACGTCTAATTGCGTTTGCGTGTATCGAAGGAATATTCTTTTCTGGGGCATTTTGCTCTATATACTGGCTTAAAAAACGCGGTCTTATGCCAGGTTTAACTTTTTCGAATGAACTCATCAGTCGTGATGAAGCCTTACACACTGAATTTGCTGTGCTATTATATAGTAAATTAAATAAAAAGGTCAACAAGGCAAAAGTCATTGAAATTATTAAAGAGGCAGTCGAAATAGAAAAGGAATTCATATGTGATGCCTTGCCATGTCGTCTAATTGGAATGAATAGCGAACTAATGTGTCAATATATCGAATTTGTAGCAGATAGACTGATTGTTCAGTTGGGACATGACAAGATGTTCGGTACAAAGAATCCATTTGATTTTATGGAGATGATTAGCATAGAAGGAAAAACAAATTTCTTTGAAAAACGCGTTGCCGAATATGCTTTAGCAGACAAGACAAAGAAGGACGATGTATTTGATTTTAGTGACGACTTTTAGATTATTATTCCTTCTTCTTTTTTTGAAAAATCAAACAGTTAGAGTATAATATATGTAATAAATCGCATTCAGACTGTTTTATTTGTATTTTATCTCTTGGAAATACATTATTGGAAACACTGATTATACGATTTTCAAATATAATACATTCTTTTTCTATTTGTTTTTTATATTTGTCACATATATTACTATATTTTGTAATTTCCATTATATGTTTAAACAATATATAATATTTAAATGATAATCTACGTATTCAAATATAATCATGGCAAAAATCGCGTTTATAACAGGCATTACTGGTCAAGACGGGTCTTATCTGGCGGAATTACTTATTGGAAAAGGTTACAAAGTATATGGAATTGTTAGAAGAACGTCACTTCTTTATTCACATACCAGACTAGATCATATCCGGGATAATCTTATATTGGAATATGGTGATTTATCGGATGGTTCATCTCTAACCAATTACATTACTAAAATGACGAGAGAAAATGAGGGATTTGAAGTGTTCGAAGTATACAATTTGGCGGCGCAAAGTCATGTACAGATTTCTTTTGAAATTCCCGAATATACGTCATTAATTGATGGGCTAGGTACATTGAAATTATTGGAGGCAATTCGCACATTGCCACCAGATGTTATACAGCGGACCAGATTTTATCAAGCGGGAACGAGTGAAATGTTTGGAGCCGTCTTGGAAAAACCACAAAAAGAGACGACTCCATTTAATCCTCAATCTCCCTATGCCTGTGCCAAAGTTTATAGTCACTATTTAGTGAATAACTATCGCGACGCGTATGACCTGTTTGCGTGTAACGGAATACTTTTTAACCATGAAAGTCCAAGAAGAGGGGAGAATTTCGTCACGATGAAAGTTGTCAATGGTGTCAAGAAGATAGTGGAACAAGAAAAACAATATGAAAAAGAATTGGCTGATTGTATTGGTTCACATGAAAGTGTTTTACATAACGACAATTTTGAAGAAGAAAGGGTAAAGAAACCGGATTATGTATTGAAACTGGGTAATATTGATAGTAAGCGTGATTGGGGACATTCAAAGGACTATGTTTATGGAATGTGGCTTATGCTTCAGCAAGAGAAACCAGATAATTATGTTTTAGCCACTGGAGAAACATATACAGTAAGAGAGTTTATAGAACGATGTTTTGCGAAAGTTGGTAAAGATATTGTATGGTCAGGTGAAGGTATAAATGAAGTAGGTAGAGAGAAATTAACGGGTAAAATATTAGTCAAAATCGATGAGAAATATTTTAGACCTTGTGAAGTGGATTTCTTACTAGGTGACGCAACAAAGGCGGAAACTGAGTTAGGTTGGACTCGCGAATATGATTTAAACGCACTTATTGATGATATGATGATATGATGAAGTGATGAAGTGATGATATGAAATTACTTGTAAAAATTATCATGGGTATAAATATAAACATTTCGTTTAAATACCGGTTCATCTATACATTTTTCAAAATAATGGGATTTATTAAATGGTTCGCAGTGTATATTTTTTTGTGAAAAATGCGATTTATCAAAATTATCCGTATTAATATCATTTTTACAACTTGTTATTAATAAAAAGTCAAAGTTATTTCTTATATTCTCAAAAATAGAAAGAATTTCCTCGTTTTTTAAGTGAAATATAACATCTCTAATGATTATTAAAGATGCAAATTCAACATTAGTATATTTTACTAAATCTTTACATATAAAGGTATTTTCTGGATAAATAGTTGAATGTGAAACAATTAGACTTTCTACAACATCAACTCCTGTATATTTTATAGAGGTATCATTAAAAAAAGGGGTTTTTGAAATCCATGTTAAATCACCGCATCCTAAATCTAAAACTGATTTACAATTATTATCATATATAAATTTATTCAAAACTGACGAACATTGTTTTGTATTTTCTAATGACGAACCTGGTCCGGATAATGGTATATCTTTTCTACCATTATTCCATAATTTATTATTATATATATATTCAAATACTGTCTTATTGTCAGCCATTATAATATATAAATTTGTTATAAATTTATATATTTAAACGAAATACAATATTGAACATGTAGAAAGTATTTGTTATATATTACCTGTAAAGTATTTATTATTTACTAATGAATTAAAAGCTTCAGAACGATTATTTGTATTATGATTATTTCTAACTAAAATCATACCTTGTAATCTAATTTCATCTACTATTTTCCTATTTTTTTTATCTAAAATCCATTTCAGTTTTGTTTCTAGATTTTCTTTATTACATGATATATAATTAACATTATTTTCAAATCCTATACGATATAATTCATCTTGAATTAATTCATCACATAATAATAAGGAACCTACACTACATATTTCAAACACTTTCAATAGTACATATTTATATACTAAAGCGTCAGTAAAACAACATAAATAGTCTGATATTTTTTTGTAATATACTTCATCAATAATTTTATGTTTAAGATGTTTGTATGTTGGATGTTCTAATGTTTCTATATATTCGGCATATCTTAAGATATACTGCCTTAATGGATATACATCACTAACTGCTCCAGATACAAATATCTTTTCTGTTGGTGTATTATTAAATTCTATATTTTTATAAAATGAATCTACTGCCGAGTATGGAACATGATAACTTTCTTTGGACTTTATTGACGGATACATTTGAATTATTTTTTCTTCTGTAAAAAGATATTGATAAGGACTAATTAATATATTTGCATAATCAATACATTTTTTTCGAATGTCTTTGTATGGATATAAATCATCTATCTTATAAACCAGAGTAATATTTTCACATTTTAAAACAGATATATCTAAACTATCATAAGTGATACATAAAACGATGGATTTTCTTTGCTTTACTTGTTCAACATTTAACATACTCAACTTTATAATTGTCCAATCATAATGCGTTTGTAATTGTTTAGAAAACATATATGGCTCTTTAGTAATATAGTTTATTAACCAATCAGCAATAATAATAATTTTATTCATATACACCTTTACAGATTTAAAATGACACGGTCAAACGCTAAAATGTATTCAAAGTTTAGGTCTTTTCATACTCTATTTTTTTACAGCTAAAACATTCGTTTGTATTTTAATTGTAGTCAGAAATGTAGTAATATTTTGTATAGGACTGTTCATTATTTGTTGTAAATAAGATTTATTATGATTCAATAAACCAGTTTCTTGATGTGGAATATTATACAGATTATAGTTGGCATCTTTTAAAATCTCCAATACTTGTTTACCATCGTTGTTAAATTTTGGTGATATTTCTATTATAATATTTTCAATTACATTTGTATTTAAACTGTTTATAGCACCCTTCAAAGCACTTAATTCACCTCCTTCAATATCTATCTTCATAATAAGAACACGATTAATCTTGTTTTCGGAAATTAAACTATCGATTGATGTTGAAATAACACCAGTCATATCATTTGATTCTTCAAATGACAACCCCCCTATATTACCAACTGATTCAGCAAATTCTTTATTAGATGGTTTGAAATGGGATACTTTCTCAGAAATACATTTGTTAATCAAAGTAATATTAGACAATCCATTTCGCTTACAAGACAAAGACAACATATTAATATTCGTAGCATTTCCATCTACACTATAAATATTAGCAACATTGTTATGTTTTGCACATATTAATGAAAAATATCCTATATTACAACCAATATCTATAATAGTATGATTACTAGATACTACATTATTTTCAATAATATTATTGAAAATGTTAGTAATATTTGGTTCCCATGCTCCAAAATTAATTATTGATTTTGATATATAGTCTCTTTGTCTATAATTGTAAATCATAAGATTATTATGTATTATGTAATTTATTTACTGATATTTTCATAAGATCTGTTGATTTATTAATAAAATAATTAATAGGCATATTACCTTCTAATATTTCCTT